GTCATTTGCACTTGAACCTATATTAATCGTTTGTTTTGCCATTGTTGTCCTTTATGAATATATTTATTATTGATTTTATAAACCTAATGTAATTATACTTCAACTAAATTACGGTAAAACTTATAAACAAGCGATCCACCACCACCGTTTGTGGCTCTTAATTCAATGTTTGAGCCATTTAAAACTGCATCAAATGTGGTTAAATCAGTGCCTGAGTGTGATCTTAAAACTGTATCCATACTGAATGCTGTGGTACCGTTGTGTACAACAAGCACATCGTGAGTCTCATATTTTCCATTTGTTGCATCTGTAACTGACACTAGATATTTTGCCGACCTGTATGTTGCGTGAGCAAAAGTATCAACTGCCGCCGTGCTAGAATTGGCTATTGTTGTGCTTCCATCTGCCTGTGCAGTTTCATTGAGTGTAGGTGCCGCTACCGTGGTGAATGATAAATTTCCAGAACCGTCTGTTTTTAATAATTGTCCAGTTGATCCATCTGTTGTTGGATATTTTAAACCTGCAATTGATACTTTACCTGATCCGTTCGCATCCAATTCTAAATTTGAATTTGATGTTGTAGTTTTAATTTCATTGTCAGTGATTTGTATATTGCCATCTACTTTTAAATTAGATATTGCAACAATTCCTGTGCCATTTGGAGTCAAGGTGATGTCTTGGTTGGTTGTAATTGTGCTGATTGTTCCTGCGTTGAAATCCAAAGACCCTATTTCGACACTGCCGTCTATGTCTATTTTAATTCTATCTTCTAGAGCAGTTGCTCCGGTCTTTACTGTTCTCAGAGTAAATGTAGATCCATAGTTGGAACCTGCCGCCCAATCAACTCCAGCCTCTGCACGTAGTTGTACACCTGCCGAAAAGTAAGTGGCGTTGTACGAACCTGCCTGGTTTACACCATGAATTAATAAATTGAATAATGTATCACCTTGATCTGGTAATGCTAAAGTACCTGTTCCCTGATACGCATTAATGCTGTCTGCGGTTGTGTAAGTGTTAAAGTTACTGCCTCATTTTCTATTCCAGGATACAGATCCTCCTGATGGACTGTATATGCTTATGTCATCGCCTGGCGCCATTAATATATCATCAGTTGGCGTTAGTTTCAAGTCAGACGTTGGTCTAATGATAACGTCATCTGTTGGATCAATAATTACGTCACTCGATCCTCCAATGCTGACGTCACCCGTTCCGTTGTTTGTTAAAAATAGTGTGTCGTTTGATCTATGTGTTGAAATCTCATTGTCGTGGATTTTGATGCCTTCTATCAAAACATCACCAGTACCATTTCCTTCGATCTGCACACTGGCATTTGATTGGTTTGCGGAAAGTTTATTTCCTGAAATTGTTAATTGTGTGTCAACAGCAGTTTCATTGTAAAGCTCAGTAAAGTTGGCTTCAATTTTCTGCATCGCGGTTCTTAGATCATCACCTAAACCGTCATTCGCATTATTTCCTGTGTTTAATGTTTGTCTTGGCATCTTATAAACTTACCTTTACTGTTGCACCATCTCTGTATAATCTTCCTGCTACTCCTGGATCTGAAGTTGGAAGTGCTGTGAAGTCAATTTGTGCACCTGTTACTTCTAAATTTCCTGTGACTTTTGCTCCAGTGTGTATTACTCTAAATCTTTCTGACAATGAAGAACCATCATGCGTTTTCACAAATACTGTATTTGAAGTACCTGAGGTACCATCCACCATCAGTTCCGCTCTCACGTTTCCGCCTGAGTTTTGAAAACTTAGACCAGGGGTGTTTGCGTCAGCGGTTCTCTGTAAAGTAATTTTTGCCGATTGTGATTTGATGTGCAATTTTGTGTCTGGTGAATTTACTGTTCCTATACCCACCTGTCCATCTGTGTTGATGATTAGGTCACCTGATCCTTGTGTAGCAAGTCTTAGATTTGCATTTGAACCATTTGTAGTAATATTGTTTGTAACTATTTCACCTGCTGTAAGTAAACCTTGTGCAACAATACCACCTGTGCCATTTGGTGCAAGTGTTAAGTCGGCGTTTGTGTCCATGGAAGTAATTGTTGTGTTGTTTATTGATAATCTATCAATTTCAACAATACCTGTTCCGTTTGCAAATATTTTTACATCACCGTTAGTAACTTCATTTGTAAGGTTACCATTTGATGATGTTGTGGCCGCTAAATCCGTGTAAAGTTCTGCGAAATTCGTATTGATCTTAGTCATTGCGCCACGTAAAGTGTCGCCTGTAGCCGAATTTCCTTCTGTTCCTGTGTCTATCGTTAAACGTGCCATATTATTATAATACGTATTTATTAAATACTTATATGTTCATAGAAACTCTAAAAACTATGCGACTTTACGAACGCCAGTCAAAACTTGGCCAATACCATACCTTTCACCGTAAAAACACCATTTATATTTTCAAATGTGATTCGTGCGGAGTTACGTTCTTACGAGCCAGATCTAAAGTGGACGTAGAACGAGCATCCAATGATTACAAACACGTTTGTTCGTATTGTGACACTAAAAAGTTTGCACAGAAAGTTGGTGTGAAAATGAGAAAAATTTACAAACTTGATGCAAGTTCATCAAGAAAACTTTAGTATTTTCTCCAAGATATTTTTGACTGATCGTCGGTAAGCCATTTCATTAGGTCAGCATAAATTCCATAGTTGAAATTTTCAACATCATTTGTATGCCTGTGCAATAGCCAATTCGCTTCGAGATATTCACTTCTGTTAATGTAGTAGAAATTCTTATCTGGGTAAGACCTTGCTAACTGTCTCAGTTGATAACTCCATTCGAATTTTAAATATGCTTTCATATTGATCCTATCAGGATAATTTACAGTATTTTTATACATATTATTTTGTAACCTACTCAATGCTCCATCACGTAGTTCATATTGACCCGCACCAAGCATATCAAAACCAATAATGAAAATGTTTTTGTGATTGTCGTTACAGGCCACTTGTATTGCAGAACAACCAGATCCCCTAGCAACTGATAAATCAAGTTTTCGTGATGTGTTTGTTTTTAAGTTCGTGCCAGACCAAAATCTATACTTGTCATTCTTTGGATCTGATTCTAGAATATAACTAAATTCAGGCAAATTATCTTTGCCGTAGATTTTAGTATTGCTATTAATTTTATTATCAGATGATGCTTGTAACAATTCTTCAGTCATTTCAGGATTTACTGAAATAATAGAATCACACAGATCTGGATTATCACGATATATGGCGTTGCAACCATATATGGTTCCTGAACCTTTTAATTTTTCTATTGGAAATATTTTTCTAGATTCTCCGTTGCCAATAACGAAAGCAGTACTCATTAAGCACCAAAACTCTCTCCGCAACCGCAACTCGAAGTAGCATTGGGATTTGAAATTTCAAAATGAGATCCAAAAGCCTCTTCCTTCCAATCTATTTTTGTGCCAGCAATATAAAGTAAACTAGTTCCGTCCACTGCAAATTTTCCAGTGTCCCAAGATTCGACTGTGTCTGTTTTTTCTATCTCATCGTTTTTAACAAATCCCCACTCGTATTTGAAACCTGCACAACCACCGCCTTTTACTTGTAGGTGTACAGCATCTTTGTCTGGATTCTTTGATAATAGATGAGTCATTTGTTCTTTTGCTGATTCTGTTAAAGTAAATGGTGTCATACTACTATTTAACTTTCTCAGTCATCATATCTATCATCTGATAAAATCCTGACTGTCTGTTCATTGTTAAAAGTTCGTCGAGTTTAATGCTTTTAAAGTGCTCTGATGTAATTTTTTTTGCATCCTCTGGAGATACCGAATTAAAAATATCTACAAGAATATAAGCATAACCACCAGCAATCATGGCGTTGCTCCAAGCCTTGAATTTGTTATCCTCTAAATCTACAAATAAATCATATTGGCAACGACTGACCCTATTAGGTTCAGTTTGTTTGTCTTTGCTCAAAGGTGTGTCATTTAACTTCTTACCCAACCCGATAAGATATTGATACACTTCCATACTATCTATTTGTTTTAAACTTTCGATATGCTCTTTATAATGATTTAGTTTGTCTTCTATTTTTTCGTGTTCCATAACATATCAGGGTTTTTCATTGTTTTTATTTCCAATGCGTTGCCATTGGGATCTTCAATAAACATTGTTTCTTGCTCTAATTCTTCTCCTTCGAATCTGATGTATGGTTCATCGACAAACTTAACTTTATGTTCTATACAACTTGCTTTTACTTTATCAAAAGATTCTCTGTCTAAATGGACACCAAAATGTGGCACTGATACATTACCCATATCCACATTGTGTCGTTCACCTTCGCTCTTATCTTTAGGATCAGAGGAGTGTAGTGTCAGTTCATTACCCCAAAAATTTATATCTACCCAGGCATCCGGATACTTAAAATCACTGTTGCCTTTTTCACATCCTAAAACGTTACAATAAAAATCCATAGCAACAGATAAGTCTCCTGCCGGGATTGCCAAATGAAATCTATTTGTTTGTGTCATACTAATATTTAATCATTCCCCATATTTGCTAGACCAGATGCCAACCAAAATTGCATGGCCTCTTTTTTATTTTGAAAACTCATATAGGCATCCTGTTCTTCATAGTTGTGATGCCATGGATTGTAATTTTCTTTACTGTCAAACCACCAACCCCATTTGTGTTTGCAATTATTCACACACCAACTGATACAATCTCCATTGATACCGTAAGAGTTCATATTCACATCATATTTAAATTGCATATCATATCCACAGTTGTCTGGAACCTTGTCTATGGCTGTCCAATAATCGTAAGAATTTTGACTTTTTCTTTTTGGCATATTATAAATTATAAAAAAATTATTTCCAATTGTCAATGATCAATTGATCGGCACAATTGAATGGTTTAGGTTCTCCGTGGAAAACCGCCACACTACAATCATCTGGTATTGTAGGTGGATGCTCAAATACGTATTTTGCACCTTTTCTTATTTTGGTATCTTTTTTACCTTGCATTTCCCATTTGTAAGACATTATCCAGTTGGTAGGCCATCTCTTTGCAGTTTGTCCTTCCTTTGCGGTAATAAAATCTTGATCTCCGTGATTCCTTCCCCATACCTTTCCAGGGTCTTGCATATAAATTTGCCACAGATGCTCTAGAGAACCTGCCTCCCATCTCATAACAGAACTGTTACAGACGTGCCAATCTTTCACTCTGCATCTATTGAAATCTTGTATGATGCAAAACTTTCCTGGTTCGAATGTCCAAAGGTAATCTATGTTTCTAAATATAACCACATCCAGATCAAAATATAATATTGTTCCGTCGAGTGGTAGTTCTCTCGCGAACATATACAACTTGCTCCACCAAGACTTAATTGCTAGATTATCTTTAGGAAAATGAATTATATTGATGTCTGAATCCAATCCTTCGGGATTGTCTGTGATGCAAGAAAATTTATAATCAACTGTGGAATTCCTTTTACACATATTTTTGAGAATATTAACATATTGAGGAATATATTTTGGTCCCCATTTGACACATACTATATTTTTTTGCATATCTTTATTTACTTAATATATCAATGAGAAATAATTTTCCTAAAGTTGGTATAGATTTATTGACATCTTGGTTTCTGATCTTGTCATATGTTTCACAACTTTCCTTCAACATATTCAAGTCGGTTACCACATTGTCTTTATAGAATTTTTTTGCAATTGAAACGAAATCTCCATCTTTGAAACATTCATGGTCGGCATATTTGCTGTCCAAAAACTTGCCAATGTGTTTTTTCCTATAGTCCAATGGCAAAGTTTGATAACTTGCCCAATTAGGCCAATCAAGAGGATATGCATCACAATTAATAGGTTTGCCTAATTTTTCACTAAACTCTGTCATAAATTTAGCATGGTCGTACAAGTTGTGAATGTTCAATGCTTGTATGCACATAGTGGTTGAGAAGTAATCAACTTTTTCGGTTACATCTTCAATATTTTTTATTATGCTGTGAAAATTACTAGGAAATCTTATGTAGTCATTTGTTTCGTAGCATCCATCAATACTAAAATTAAAAACAACATTGTCAAACTTTTTTATCAAGTTGTTGAACTTTGGATTAACATTGGTTCCATTTGATGTAATATGTATTTTTGTATTTGTGTTTCCGACATTTATAAGATACTCTAATGCCTTTTGAGCTTCTGGCATAATTGTTGGCTCACCGCCTAGCAATTTAATCTTAACTAAATTTTTACTAAACAACCAATCAAAGTTTACAACATTTGAAGGATCAACTGATTTGTTATTAGCCAATTTATACCCCTCATCGGCCCACACTGTGAAATATTTTTCAGCAACCTGCGGATGTTTTTTAAGTTCTTTTTCGAACTGGCTACTCTGTCTAGGATGACACATTCTACATTTCAAATTACAAAGATTGCTGAATCGCAGTTCAAGATCCAATGGCTTGCCTGTGTCGTTTCCGTTCTCAACATTTAAAGGTACGTCTTTATATCTCTCAATGTACCTTTGCCTATCACTTTTTAAATCTTCCGCTTCACGCCTATAACAAGTTTTACAAGATTCATTATATTTGCCGTCAAGCATATCTTGTCTCACTTGTTTGTAATAATCACCATTCCATAATTCTGATACAAACTCTGATCTTTCTGGAATGTTCTCTCTACTTGCTACACAACATATCCTACTGTTGGTAGAATTATCGAGATACAGGTGTACGAAAGGTACAGGACAAAAATGTTTATTTTCTTTTGTAGATGGCACTGTTTGCTCCGTGTTCCATGCACTCTACACTTTCTACGAAACATCTATTATTGGTGTTTGCCCTGATCATGCTGTCAGCAAAATCAAATGCGTGTTTGGCAAACATCTCAGCACCTACTCCATCCATGATTGTAAGACTTGCAAGATCCATTTCTTCCAATTCTTTAAATTTATCTATATGAGGATCTTTTTCGTCCAAGACCAGTTTGTGATCAAAACTGTTCTCTAACCATTTCTTAAGTGGCTTGAGACCACCGAAGTCCACTGCCCAGTTTTTATTGTCAAGTTCTTTGCAACCAAATGTAAATTTGAATGCCAGACTGTATCCGTGTAATAAATGACAGTGTGAGTGATCTGCGTTAGGTTGTCTGAATACTGCTGACAGACCTATGTTGTGTCCGTATGTTTTTGTTGAATAGTAAGTCATCTCTTCTCCTTGTTTTGATGACTTGCAGAGTGTTTATAGAGGGGTGAAAGTCTTTGAGTCCTCTTATTAGTGTAATCTTTTTTTGATATCATCAAGATTCACGCCTAATTCTTCTTCTGATTTTCTTCTTATTGCTTCAGTAAGATCGTTTGGTATATTTAACTCTCCATCTAAAATAGACTTCAGAAAATGTATAAAAATAGAAAATTCAGGACGTTTTGTCACAGTCTCAGGATCAATGCCTTTCTTTTCCATCACATTAAGCATAGCCTCAGTAACATCTACCAAGGCTTCTATGCTTATCTTATGCTTTTGTAACTGTGCCATTATGTTATTATGCTAGGTTTTGGAGGAACCTGTATTTTACTAAAAATCTTTTTATACTCTTCTTTGATTTTATCGTTAATGTGAGCAACTGACACCAGTTTATCTTTTGCTATATTGATCGGTTGGTCTTGTCTGGCAGTTGAGAAAAAAGTTCCAAATGCCAATCCTTGTGGTCCTTGCATCAATACAAGAGCATTTTCTAATCCAACGTACGATGACGCTTCTGTTTCCTTGTATTTTCCAATTACTTCTTCACCCGTTGCAAGTTTCAAGGTGATAAGATCATCTTGCTTTATATTTTTAAACATATTCTTATTATAAACTTTATTTAGAGTTTGTCAATTGTTTATTACACCACTTGGCAAGACCCTCGTATGATTCTTGGAAAACATTTTTATTCTTTGCCCATGACTCTGGCATTTTCCAATCTTTGGAATTTACAACTATCCAACGACAATCTGTGTGTTCAAAAAGTTTGTTAAATTGATGTATCCAGTATGATGGATCTACTGCACTTTTGATATAGTCATAACCAGTTGTGTTTTTGTAAACATTGTTTACTCCTTTGTTTGGTAAGCCATATAAATCAAATCCAATCATGAATATTGCTTTGGGTTTAAACATAGTTGCCACCAATCCTGCGTATGGACCTGTGCCCCAATGGAAAGGTTCATCTGCTCTTTCTTTACCTTCATATGGTAAATCCGGAACACATTTTACATTTGGCCAATATGCAAAATTTTTATACCAATTGGGCCTGGTGTAAATTGTTGTATTTTTTCCTGTGGTATTTGCCGCTTCCTGGCACATATGTTTGTCGCAACATACCACGTACTCTAAATTGTAATCTCGGAAAAGAGCATTACATCCTACAATGGTTGTGGAATGTTTTAAAGGAGATATGTCAAAACCTCTCCTGCTTTCGCCGTTGCCTATTACACTTACAAACTTGGTCATATATGCTATTTAAACTGCTTTAGAGCTACGTATACGCATGGTAAAATGTTTTCGTATACTTTGGGCACTCGTATTAATTATCTTCATTTACCAAATGCCAAATCGTCTTATATTCTTTCCAAGCCTTTTGTAGGGCAGGATATTTTCTTCTTAATTTGATTGCTTCAATACCAACCATATCACTTTCCTCATACATCAGTTCCTCATCTTTTGCTGTTTGTGATTGAGAAACCATTCTGCCTCTTGTGCCATCTTTTTTCTGCACGTAGACAGTTTCTCCTCCATCGGGCGATACGTAAATTTCTTGTCTTCTTCCCATCAGTATTTTTCTCCGTGATCTGCTCCAGGGTGAGCATATCTTATACCACCAACGTGTTCTGCATCTCCCTCGTGTCTAGGTATGAAATGTATATGAGGCCACATAATAGTTTGGCCCGCACAAGAACCCATATTCATTCCAACATTGAATCCTTTCATTTTACCTTGTTTGACCCATTGGTCCCCACAATAATATGCCAGTTTATAAGATTGTCCTACTGCTTCTGGTGTGTTTTGTTTTGGAATAAAAAGTGTATGTCCTGGAACGCAAGGATAAAGATCTTTGAATACTCCTGTATACTCGTCCTCAAAAATTGGTGTATCGTTGGCGTGCCACGTACTTTCCGCATAGGAATCAATTTGTTCTCTGGGTTTCTTGTAAGTAGATTTTTTTGATGGCATTTGTTTCTATTATTCCTATTTTAATATTACTTGAATTTGGTCTGTGTTGCAACTGAATTTTTTCCCAATACTTGGTCTTCGTTACTGACTTATTGTATTCTAAAACACCGAGTAAATTTACCAATGCTTTTCTAACCTTTTCTGCACCACCGTGTTTCTTGCAAGTGTCAGATCTTCCAACGTGTACCACTTTGTTATCAATTTTTATTTTATAAACACAAGGCAATTTTATCCATTTAGTTTTTGGATTCTTATTGTGCGTTATTTTAAATCCTTCTACTGTATAAAGATCATCTATGCTGTACCATTGAATTTTACTCATTATGGTAGTAGTATAACATTAAATATAGTCATATGCTACCAAAAAATAACTATAACGGATATTATTGTCCAGCCATTTGGCAACAAGTTCATTTAAGCACTAAAGGTGAAATACTGCCGTGCTGTGTCTACAAGAACTACGGAGAGCCCGAATACGTAAAAAATGGTAATACTGAATTGCATAATAGCAATATTTTTGTCAAAGACAGGCAAACAATTTTAGATAAAAAGATTCCAAAAGGATGTTCATATTGTGTCAAACAAGAAGCACAAAATATAAAATCGCACAGAGAACATCTAATAGAAAAATTGACACCAATGGATCACAAACAAAATTTAAAGGTAGGAAATGATTCCATAGAATACCTAGATGTGAGACTGGGCAACACCTGTAATTTTATGTGTAATTTTTGTGGTCCAGGGTCAAGCCATTTACTTGCTAAAGAATACATACAGGGTGGAATGAAAAATGAATTTGATAAATCTCATTTATATCAATTTGATGATAAAGAAGTATTTCAAAAATTTATTAATACAATCAACAAGTATCCAAATTTAAAGTTTGTGCATATAGCAGGCGGCGAACCGTTCTTTATGAAAAAAGAATTACTAATGTTATTGAATGCAATTAATAACAAATCTTTAGTTACTATTAGAATATTGACAAATGTTTCTGTTTATGATAATAACATTGTAAAGAAACTTAAAGAATTCAAAAATATAAAATTATATTTGAGTATTGATGCCGTTGGTAGAGCACTTGAAATATCTCGTTGGAAAAGCAATTGGAATCTATTACAGGAAAACGTGCAGAAATTCAAAAAAGATAAATTTGAGTTGATGATGGTTCCGGCGATTGGTGTATATACTGTGAGTTCATTGCCTGATCTTCTGGAATATTGCACGACCAATGAAATTTATTCTGATGTAGTTTTCATACAAGATCCTGTGCATCAGATTGTTAATATGATCCCGGCAACGAATTTACAGGCCATCAAAGAACAACTAATACAAAAGTTTCTTGGCGACAGCATACGTGAAAAGTATGTAAATTATAAAGAGGTAATTCAACAACTTAATTTTTACATAGAAAAAAATCATGTCAACGAGAAAACAATAAAAGCATTTTGGAAATGGCAAGAGTTTTTTGAGACAAACAGAAATTACAGTCTTAAAAACGAATTGCCTGAGTTGTTTAACAAAATTAAAAAGATTTAATTCCTAATTGTTTGTATACTTTTTGTACTTTCCGTGCTTGGAAGTAACAATCTTCTAATGCGTTGTGTAGTCCTGTCCTTTTTTCATTAGGATCTCTTGGCACTAGGTTGAATAAAGTTCTTGAATCTCGGATTTGCCAATACTGCCATGGAACTGGATGTCCTAATTGTTTGTAGATGTTTTGTAGTATTGCATAATCAAACAAAGGACCTTGACACCAAAATACGTCTACACCAACAGACCATTTGTTAATTGTTTTAACCATTTCGTCTAAACTAATTCTGTTCTCATCTCCTAATGCTTCTTCAGATATCTCTTTAGGTTGTGTTGCCCACCAGTCCAATGTGTCTTGCATAACATCTCTGCCCATTTCTGTTTGCGAATCAACATCTACCCTAAAATACATTCCTTGAGAAGGCTCAATATGATTATAAGGATCAAACTTAACACCACCAACAGTCAGTATCGTTGCGTCAGGATTTGTGCTTAACGTTTCCAAATCTATCATTGCGTGAATAGTCATAGTAACATTTTACTACGATTACCAAACATTGTCAAATGTAACTGATTATAAACCTGGATTTTGCTGTTCTAGTAATTTTTTGTTGAGAGCGTCAAAGTCTTCTCTATTTAAACAAAATATCTCACCAGACGAATTTGGAAATACATCTTGCATATATTGTGAAACGTATTGTGATTCGTTAATGCAGTGTTCTTTGGAATTGTATTCGCGTTGTTCAAAGATAGTTTGGCATTCCATTCCTGCCATACAAATTACGATTACCATTAAAAATTTCATTTCTGTGTACTCCCACGAATATTTAAGAGTAACTGGAAATGATTAAAGTGCTACTACTTCTTCTTTTTTTGTAATGTGCGTACTTTTGTCTGCAGTCTTATAAGGTCGTTGTCGAGCATTCGCACTCTATCAATCAGTGCAATCAACGTTGTTGAAGTGGCACCCAATTTAGGTTTGATTTCTTTTACAATGTAGTTGTACAAATACCAAATGAAGTATGCTAGGAAGAACACTGCCACAACCGGAAAGCCATAATCATTTATAATTGTTACGATATCCATTAATCTTTCCTTGCGTCTTTCTTGCCATCTGCCCTAGCAACCCTGTCTGTGTCGACGGGTAGTCCAAGTTGTTCAGATACTTCTTGATCAATTTTAAGAATATCGTTGTTCATTGTTTTCACACGATTGTCGAGTTGGCTTATCACATTTTGTATAAAAGTAATAGAGCTGACAACAGATCCTAGTATGTATTTTATAATAACCATTATAAAAGCACCCAGTCCTATCGTTGCCGCAATAGGCAAACCCAACTCTGCAACTAAATTCCAAAAACTGTTCATTATGTGTGTATTTAATCTTTGATAGTGTACACTTTAATTTCTTCTGTTTTACCTTTTACTGTGATGCTATCAATATACTCAAATGGATATATAGTCTCAATGGTATGTCTTGTGTCCTCTCCGATCACCAATGTTTTACCTAGAGTCTTGCTTGAACTTTCTAATCTTGATGCTAAATTTACTGCATCACCTATTACGGAGTAATCAAATCTCTGATCAGATCCCATATTACCAACAAGTGCCTCACCTGTGTTGATTCCGATTCCTATATTGATCTGTGGAAGTCCTTCTGCTTGTAGATGCATATTCAATTCTGCCAATGCCACTGTCATTTCAAGAGCACTCTTGACTGCCATCTCTCTGTGCTTTTTATTTTCAATAGGTGCATTCCAGAATGCCATAATACAGTCACCCATAAACTTGTCTATGGTTCCACCATTTGAAATTATAACATCTGTCATACGTGTCAGGAACCTGTTAATAAGTTTTGTGAGTCCTTCCGGATTGCCCTTGTACTTCTCACTGATCGGTGTGAAGCCTCTGATGTCACAGAACAAGAAAGTCATATTCCTTGTCTCGCCACCCAGTTTTAACAGTGATGGATCCTTCTGTAGTTTTTTTACCATACCAGGATCCAAGTAATGTTCAAATTGTTTCTTGATCTGCTTTCTTAATCTGCTCTGTGTAGCAAAATTATTATATGTGCTGTGAGACCATATTAAAAATATAAACAATACCGCAAATGACGGGTCGACAAGGAAGCCTTTGTTCGTGTAGGCCATAAATGATGCATAACTTATTCCACCTAACATAAAAATTAATAACGGAACTGACAACAACACAGATGTTCTAGGTATTAACACAATCATTAATAACCCTAATAATGCCATTGCAATAATCTCATAGGTGTCTGCTTGTGGTATTCTCAACAAATATTTTCCTGTTATGATTGTGTCCAATGCTTGAGCAGTTATTGTTTGATCAGTTGTCAAACCAAATGGTGTATACTTTAAAACACTCAATCCTGCGGCATCCAATCCCACAATTACTATCTTGCCTTTAAGTGTGTTTGGATCAAAGTTAGAACTGAGAATATAATCTGCTGATACGTGATTATACTTTGTTGGATCAGCATAATTTATATACATTTCTGCATTGTGGTTCACAGGTATGCCTGCTTTACTACTAACAAGAACTTCATCTATTCCGTGTTCTTTTGCAATAACTTTAATTCTCTTGGACTTGTTAATCGCTCGAACATTTTCAATTAACATACTTGGATAAATCTTATCACCTATTGCAATAAGTATTGGCATTTTTCTTACTATAGAATCAGGTTCTGGTGCTGTTACATTTACACCTGTTCCTGCAACACCTGACGTAAGCACAGACAAAGGTGGAACTATACCTGCATAGTTCCACAACCAAGGAACAACATTTCCTTTTTTTATAATTTGAGTCACTGATGGTAGGATATTATCTTTTTCATTTTTGACACTCATCATTAATATAGTGTTGCCAGATGCTTTAATTACTTCAGCAAACACTCTGTCTGTGTCGACTAAATTTTTTTGTAACAGTTCTCTGGTTTCATCAGACATTGGAAAAGAATTGAGATACTGCTTTGATCCCATACGATCTGGCTCGGCGAATAATATGTTGTAGTTGATCATAACTGCACCAGCGTCGCCAATCCTTGCGTGAAGCATAGCCATTACGTGCCTCGGCCATGGCCACTGTCCATATTTTTTAATATCCTCTTCGCCAATATCAACAATGGTTATTAAATCACTGACGTCCTGTCTAGGATGTATTGTTTGAAAGAAGTCCCAAGTTTTATATCTTAAAGTCTTAACATAGTCGTTGTTGTTTACTCTAACTCCTAGTAGCACAACAGCAACAATAATAACCATCCATATGCTTGTAAATATTCTCATTCTTTATCTTCGTCAAATTGTTTTTCGTTTGGAGTGTTGTTTGCTAAATTGTCCAAAAAATCTTCCATATCTTTATCTTGTAGTCTTCGTTCTATTGGAAATCTTATTACATTAGTTTTATTTGTCAATAATTTAATTTGTCTTTTAATGTAATCTAAATATTTCATTATTTCACTTCCTGTTCAAATAGATCGAATCCTATGTTCAATCCTTCCCATAGTCCAAACACTAGTGCACCTCCTATCATTAATGCAAAAAGTATTATTGGACTGAGTAACCACAGCCACCAGTAGTACC